TTAAAAGCAGAGTCCAAAATAGAGCTAGACAAAAAATTGAGTTTGACAGGTGGCATAGTGACAGGACAACTACGGCTTAAACCTAATAGTGGTATTGAGAAGTCATCTTCTACAGGAGGAGCGATTAACATTGATATGTCTAAATCGAAAGGTGCTGCTATGGTGATGTATACAAATAAAGATACTACTGATGGACCATTGATGATTTTACGTTCTAACAAAGATACGTTTGATCAGTCAGTTCAATTTGTGGATTACAGAGGTAAGACTAATGCTGTAAATATTGTAATGCGCCAGCCAAGCACACCTAATTTTTCCTCGGCACTTAATATAACTAGTGCCAATGAAGGCGGTAGTGCGATGCAGCTACGAGGGTCAGAAGAAGCGCTAGGAACGCTAAAAATTACTCATGAGAACCCAAGTCTTGAAGCGAATTATGATAAAAATGCGGCAGCGTTATCCATTGATATTGTCAAAAAGACAAACGGTGCAGGAACAGCTGCTCAGGGAATCTACATTAACTCAACCTCAGGCACGACAGGGAAGTTGCTTAGGATTAGAAATAAAAATAAAGACAAATTTTATGTAAATCCAGATGGTGGCTTTCACTCATATGCAGATTCAATCGTGGATGGTAATCTAACAGTTAAAAATCCAACATCTAACGAACATGCTGCGACTAAAAAATACGTAGATGAAAAAATTGCTGAGTTAAAAAAACTCATACCAAAAAAATAGATTAAGGAGGATAAATGAGTAGAGACCCAACACTAACATTAGACGAGTCAAAACTCGTCATAGGACCAGATGGTCGTATGCACTACACGTTTACTGCACAAGATGATAACCAGAAAGTCAGACTAGTCAGCAACTGTCTAGGGACAGCTCACTTTAATCAAGTCATGATTGAGCGAGGGGATAAAGCCACTAGCTATGTTGCCCCAGCGGTCGTTGAGGGTAGTGGTAAGTCAACAGGCGTCTTTAAAAGCTTTGAGGAGATGCTTAGTAGCTTGAAATCTATTAATTTAGAGCTGACAGACACCAAAAACTCTAAGCTTTGGTCAAAAATCAAGTTGACTAACCATGGCATGATACAGGAGTACTATGACGGTAAGATCAAGACTGAGATAGTCAACTCCGCACAAGGTGTGGCTACTCGTATCACAGAGGACACTGGCAAAAAGCTAGCACTTATCAATGACACTATCAACGGTATAAAGCGAGAGTATCAAAATGCTGATAAAAAGCTATCAGCTAGCTATCAGCTGGGCATAGATGGTCTCAAAGCCACCATGCGTAGTGATAAAATCGGCTTACAAGCTGAGATACAAACAACCGCTCAAGGCTTGTATCAAAGGTATTATAACGAGATACGCAAGCTGTCCGCTAAAATAACCACTACCTCGTCAGGCACTACAGAGGCCTATGAAAGCAAGCTCGATGGCTTACGAGCTGAGTTTACTCATAGTAATCAAGGTATGCGCGTAGAGCTGGAGTCAAAAATCAGTGGGTTGCAATCAACGCAACAAGCAACTGCCAGGCAAATCTCACAAGAGATAAGTAACCGTGAAGGTGCTGTCAGTCGTGTACAACAGGGCCTAGACAGTTATCAACGACGATTACAGTCCGCAGAGGGTAATTACAACAGTTTGAGAGAGACTGTAGCGGGTTATGAGCGCAGGATATCCAATCAGGATAACACTATCTCCTCTAACTTTACACAGCTAAAAAGCTTGATAAATCAGTCTGTGACCTTAGGAAAAATCCAGTCCCTCTTGCGGCAATCTGGCGACAGTATCATGCTTGCGATTAAAGACAAAATCCCGCAAAGTAAAATGTCTGGCAGCGATATTATCTCAGCGATTAACTTGAATTCCCGCGGTGTGCAAATAGCTGGTAAAAACATCGCTCTTGATGGCAATACGACGGTTAATGGAGCTTTTGGGGCTAAGTTAGGGGAGTTTATCAAGCTAAGAGCCGACTAGATTATCGGTGGGACAATCGATGCAAACAAAATCAATGTGATTAATCTCAAAGCTAGCAGTATTGTTGGTTTAGATGCCAATTTTATCAAGGCAAGAATTAGCTATGCTATCACTGATTTGCTTGAGGGTAAAGTTATCAGAGCAAGAAATGGTGCTATGATGATTGATTTAAACAACTCTACCATCGATTTTAATAGCGATGCATCCATCAATTTCAACAGCAACAATAATGCGCTTGTTCGAAAATCAGGTACCCACACTGCTTTTGTGCATTTTAGTAATGCGACACCAAAAAACTTTACAAGGTCGGCTCTTTATGCGTCAATCGGAATCACTTCATCTGGTGATGGTATCAATAGCGCGTCATCTGGTCGTTTTTGTGGAGCAAGGTTTTTCCGGACGGCTAGCGGATATGAACATACAGCATCAGTTGATCAGGCAGAAATTTATGGAGATACCATCATTTTTGCGGATGATTTTGGTATAAACCGTGGATTTAAAATGACACCAACGGGTGTAAACACACTTGTGGATATCAATAAAATGTATTATGCGATTGTAGCTTTGGCAAGGTGCTGGAAACATCTACAAAATGTTGGCTGGGATACTACACACCCGAATTTTACTAGCGCTATCATGAACGAGCATAGCAATTATATGACTGGAATTTAGGAGAAACAATGCAAGAAAAATTATTAGGTAAAATTATTAACGATTTAGCACTTAAAGTTGCTAATTTAACGCTAGAAAATGCTCAATTAAAAGCACAGCATGAAATCGAATTGGAAGAACTAAACGCACAATTGGATGAAGCAACAGCACCGAAGGAAGAAGGTAAATAAACATGAGAAATTGGAAAGTAACAGGAAAATACCCACAATATGACAGCACAGGAGCAGTCGCAAGCACACATATTATTATCACTGCTGAGGATGGCTCAGTCATCTCTCAGCCAATCAAGCAGGACTTAACCTCAACTAATGACACAGAGATTATCAAAGCTACTTTGGAAGAATTTAAAAAATCTGAATACGTCGAAATCGCTATGGGCGAAGCCGTGCAAAAAGTGGATGACTTAGAAAAAATCTCACAGGAAACTGCTAATACTGCCAAAACTGCTCAAACAGCTGCAGGATTAGCTAAGGTGTCCGCAGAGCGTACACAGCGAATGATTAACTTGCAAACCATCCACATGTTAACGAGCGACGGCAAGATTGATTCTGACATTTATAAAGGCATGCTTGAGCTAATCGAGTCAGCCCAAAAAGGTGAGTATCAAGCGTATGATGTCTTTACGGTGGTAGACGATAAACACGAAGAGCAAGCAGGCGAAGGCAATCTTGTCTTTGTACATGTCAACGAGCCATTTACTTACGACAAACAGACACTTAAAGAGTTAGAGGAAGAGGATAAAGTTACAGTCATCAAATATGCGGACTTAGTTAAGCAAGATTAGAGGTAGAGGTGTTTTATGGCAACAGAGCTGATTTTTGGCGTTGGTGGCTTTATTTTAGCTATCGTCACGACTTACAATATTTTTAATGCAAAATCTATCAAGCATGCGACAGATATTACATTGTTGCAGTCTGAGGTAGAGCATTTAAAAATTGTTACACGCCAAAATGCTCGGCGGCTTGAAGAGCACGCTGAGCAAAATAAAACGTTGATTACAATGACAGAGCAAATTAAAAATTTAACAGATGATGTTAAAGATTTAAAAGATATGATGAGAGGAGAAATCAAATGATCAATTTAAAATTACGACTACAAAACAAAGTAACCTTGATGGCTATTTTGGGAGCTATCTTTTTGTTAGCGCAACAATTAGGTATTAAATTACCATCAAACATCGCGGATATTGCCAACACAGCTGTAACGCTTTTGGTGTTGCTTGGCGTTGTCACAGATCCTACTACAAAAGGCTTATCTGACAGCGAACAAGCATTGACTTACCATGAGCCCAAAAAATAGGAGGAGCCATGCGAGCAATCACACGATTAGCATTAGTTATAGCAATCGCAATACTGTATGTGCCATTATCTGTGGTTGCTCTTATCTTTTATCCGTTTTTAGATAAGGAGGACAGATGACCTTTTTAGATAAAATTAAACAAGGCTGTTTAGATGGCTGGGCTAAGTACAAAATCTTGCCATCCTTGACCGCAGCACAAGCTATCTTAGAGAGCGGGTGGGGTAAACATGCACCACATAACGCTTTGTTTGGTATTAAGGCAGACGCAAGCTGGACCGGTAAGTCGTTTAACACCAAAACCCAAGAGGAATATCAAGCTGGTGTTATTACTGACATTGTTGACAGGTTTAGAGCCTATGACAGCTGGGATGAATCTATCGCTGACCATGGACAATTTTTAGTAGATAATCCACGCTACCAGTCTGTTATTGGGGAGGCTGATTATAAAAAAGCTTGTCATGCTATAAAAGATGCAGGCTATGCGACTGCGAGTGGCTATGCGGAGCTACTTATCCAAATTATTGAGGAGAATAACTTGCAGAAATGGGATAAAGAGGCTATTGTCAGAAAGGAGAAGCAAATGATTAATTCTCAATGTCGAGAAGTCATTGAATTTTTTATTAATTTGGCCAATGCTGGTATGGGTGTTGACAAAGATAGTTTTGCGGGCTGGCAATGTGCAGATGTGCCTTGTTATGCAGCAAAGCACTGGTTCGATGTCGACCTTTGGGGAAATGCGATTGACTTACTAGATAGCGCTGCTGCCGTAGGTTGGGAAGTCCATCGCATGCCGACAGATGCAAATCCACTGACGGGAGCATTTTTTGTCCAATCAGTGCCGTATCACCAATTTGGACATACGGGAATTGTTATCGAGGATAGTGACGGTTACACCATGCGCACTGTCGAGCAAAACATTGATGGCAATCCTGATGCTTTGTATGTCGGTGCACCAGCTCGTTTTAACACTCGTGACTTTACTGGCGTGATAGGTTGGTTTTACCCACCATATCAAGGGGATACAGTCACGCAACCAGTCAGCACCGAGCCGCAAACTTCTGAAACGATCGTGGAGACAGCAAAAACAGGCACCTTTACCCTTGATGTTGCAGAGATCAATATCAGACGCTGGCCAAGCCTAGCCAGTGAAGTAGTAGGTAGCTATAAGCAAGGTGATACTGTCAGCTTTGACAATGAGGGTTATGCCAACGGTTACTACTGGATTAGCTATGTTGGCGGCTCAGGTATGCGTAACTACCTAGGTATTGGACAGACTGATAAAGATGGGAATCGCATCAGCCTTTGGGGTAAATTAAATTAGGAGGTAAAGCTCCGAGATAAGACAAAACCGCTCAGATTATTCTGGGCGGTTTTTTGTGTATGATGAATTATTTTTCAAGATAAATATCGAAATGACTAAAGTTCTTCATATTGATAATTCTATTATCTTTATATTTTGCAAAAATATCTGATCTAGTCCCTTCATTTGGTGAGTCAAATAAGTCTATTTGCTCATGTTTCCCATCTTTTGTGCCAATTTCGATTCTGCCGCTTACATAAGGAGAAGTAGCGTCATAAATTTTATAATTATCCATAAGGTATTTTCTGATTTTAAAGTCAATTTCCTGGAAAGTTACGATATCCTTTTCTAGAATAATCTTGTTATTTAAGTTCTGTTGAGATTCTCCCGAAATAAATAGATTTCCCAATAATTTATGATTTACTTTATTATTTTGAGCAGGCGTAATTCCTCCATAGATGTACTCACCGGTGTGAGAATTAAGAATATAAAATAATCCAAAAACATCTACATGATCATCTCGTTTAAATTTTTGAGAGGCCTCATAAGACATTTCGGAACTAATATAATAGTCTTTCCCTCTATATTTTTGAGTATCAATGTTTAATGTGTGTGTCGTTGAAAAATTTACCCTGCAATCTTTATAATCATAAGGAGTTATAGTGTATGCATAAAGTAAATCACTTTTAACATTCGAAATGTCTTTCTTAGAGTCACTTTTGATGATAGGTGAAATAGTAGAAATCAGTATGACTGTAATTATGAAAACTATTTTGATGATGTTAATCTTTTTCAT